TTCAGGTTTGGAATGGTTGCTGCGAAAATGTGTCCGTTGTAAACACGAGCACACAGGCAATTCAGGTAGAAAATGCTAACATCATTTTCACAAGACCTGATCTTTTAGTGAGTAGATAGGAGGAGTAAATACATGGATAGTGTATTGGACAAATTAAACGAACTTGTCGAGAAAGAACTTAACAAGATCGTTTTAAAAGGAGACATTACTCCTGCCGAATTAGAAATCGCTACCAAAGCTGTCTGTTTGATTGAGAAAATCAAAATGGTAGCAGAATACGAAGCTGGTGGTTCATACTCCAGCTATAATGACAGATCTTACCGGCGATACAGAAGCTACGATGGTGATAACTATGCTATGGACCGTGAATACAATCGTTCTATGGACCGTGGATATAGTGGGCATAGTGTGAGAGACCGAATGATTTCCCAGCTTGAAAGCACTATGATGGATGCCGCTCAGAGCGATAGCGAAAGACGCACTATCGAGTCTTTAATTAGCCAGTTAAGTTCGGAGAAACGTTAGGAGACCCGTATTGAGGAGAACTGTATTATATGGTTCTCCTCGTGGTTTTTTTATGACATATTATTATACAAGTGAGCTTAAGCATCACGGTATTTTAGGTCAAAAATGGGGAATCAGACGCTTCCAGAATTCAGATGGAACATATACAGAAGCTGGTAAGAAACGTAGAAGATTGAGTGTAAAAGAAACATTTTCAAATGCGAGCAACACAATTTCGAATACTGTTTCAAGAAATAAAGATACAATTAATAAAATTGCAAAAATAGCTGCAATTACTGCTGTTGCAGGATTATCTGTATATGCAATTTCTAAGAATAAAGAAAAAACAGCTGAACTATTGAAATCAGTCGGATCTAAATCAGTAAAAGCTTTAAGCGCTTCAGCTGAAAGAGTAGGAAATGCTATGATTGATGCAGCTCTAATGTCTATTGGAGGAGTTGCAATAAGTAAATTAGCAGAAAAATTACCAACTGATGATAGCGTTGATGAAGCAACTAGAAATAAGAATAAAATAATATTCGATACTGCTAGTGCTGGAATTAAAGCTGCTACAAATGCAGGTAATTCAAATAGCAATTCAAAATCAAATGGAGGTAATGTCGGAAAAGACATAACCGAAAAGATCGGTGCTCCATCAAATAAAGGTTTAGATCGTCAGAGTAATGAATACCAGAATCTATTTAAAGATTCTAACGGTAATCAAAGAGATTCTAATACAAGAGCTGTAATAAAGAGTTTAGCATCAGCCGGATATGACATAGATCAACTTAAAGCTTATATACGTGGTATAGACGATGGCAGCATTAAGCATTCTTTAATTGATGTAGGATACTTTACTGTATTTTCATTGTTGGAGAATATTGCTCTATGAGAGAAGAATTAGTTTTATATCATCATGGAATTTTAAAACAAAAATGGGGTGTTAGAAATGGACCTCCATATCCATTAAGCGGTGGCGACTATTCAAAAAGTGAAAAGAAAGCTATCTATAAAGCTCGAAGAAATAAGAATAGTATTTATAACAAAAAGCATTTCGATAGAGTTCTAAAAAAAGGCTCTAAGATTAACACCTTATCTTATGATGCAAATAGAACTAAAAACACAGATATGTTTTATGCCACGCATACAAAATCTGATTTAAATCAGTACAATGCTTTGTTTAACAAGAAAATACCACAAGAACTATTCGATAAAGATGGCAACTCCATTGGGACCGGTTATTGCTATAAATATAGGATTAGTAATGAACTTAGGAATAATGTGAAAGTTGCTTCTGAAGATTCTGGAGCAAGCGTATTTAAGTCTTTATACGAAAAAGATAGAGATTTTTACAATTTTGTTACAGATCCTGATAGAATGCAAAAGCACTTTGTAGACGATAAGTACAAATTTAAAGGCTATAAAGAAAGTAGATCTGTTCTGGAAAAGATGAAACAGCCTAACTATAGACCATCTGAAAAGGACATTGATACTATTTATAGAATGTTTAATTATGTAATACCTTCTATGGGCGAGAATAGCAAAGAAGCTCGAGATGTAGCTAATCAAAGGGCCAAGTTTTTTACTGCATTAAAAAAAGAAGGCTACGGTGCTGTGTTAGATACAAACGACGCTATATATGGAGCTTTTCATGCCAATGATCCTATTATAGTATTTGACATGGACAACATATGTAACTACTATGCAAAACGTGTTAGCCAGTCTGAAAAATCTTTATCGACTTTAAGTTTTATAGGCAAGAAAACATTAGGAATTAAATAGAATATTCGCCATTATTTCATATCCTCTAATGAGAGGAGAACTAATAATGAAAACTAAAGTCAAAGCTAAAGTAATAAATGGTGATTGGGAAATAAAAAAGTATAAACTGAAGAAGAACGTTAATACATTTGTTAATGCTGGAAAGATTGGCATTAAGTATTGTGCAAAAGCATTCTTTTCTGGTGTAGGTTTCGCAACAGTATTTATTATTAAGCGTAAGTTTAGAGACTTCTAAGTCTCTTTTTTTTATCATGCAAAAATATTATGATCAAATTTTTTTGTATCATCATGGTGTAAAAGGCCAAAAATGGGGTGTCAGGCGATATCGAAATTACGATGGAACATTAACCTCTCTTGGAAAAAAGAGACTTGGGTCAAATACTAAGTCGATTAAAAATAGTTCTCTGTCTAATAAAAAGAAGGCGGAAGCTTTATCATTTGTTGGAAACCATTCAGAAAGTGCTAAGTATTACAAAAAAGATTTTTATAAAAATGAAAAATCACTTAAATACAATTCACTTATAAAGAAACTAGCCTCAATTTTGGTTGCCGAAAAAATAGTTTCTGGCGATATGTCCTTATCTGATGGCTTAAGAGAACTTAAATTAGTCCATGATGGTCAATATATTGCAGATCGCATAATTGAAGCAAATATGTTTGATTCTGCAGTGAACTATATTTATGAAGTAAATAGATAAGGAGTATTTATGTCTACATATTTATACTATGGAGATACATTGTATCACCATGGAACGAAAGGCCAAAAATGGGGCGTTAGAAAGTATCAAAATGAAGACGGTAGCTTAACACCTGCCGGTAGAGAACATTATGGATATGGCGCGTCTAGAGAACGATTAAACAGTGCGAAAGAGCATCATAAAAATATTAGCAACGAAATTGCAGTGAGAGATTTTACTTACGGAACATTTGGTCATTTTACTAAAAAGGGGCGCCAATTAGACCGTGAATACAAAGATTCAGCAAAAGCTTTGCGGGAAGCAAAACGTGATTACAAAGTTGCTAAAAAAGAAACAAAGAGAGATGAAGATTTACATAATGTAAAAGAATATACAAAGAAATTTGAAAAAGCATCAAAAATCGGTGATGAATTGGATTCTCTTTGGGAAAAAGGTCAAAGCGGAAGTAAACAGTATAAAAAGCTAGAAGCTAAGTATGAATCATTAAGCGCTGAAGCAAAAGTCGCCTATAAGCAGACAGGTAGAAATGCGGTTGAACGTGTTTTAAATAACATTAAGTACGACAAAACTCCAGAAAGATTAGTTGCCAATAAATCAGATTCCTCTGTGACAAAACGTGTTAAGAGTGATTATAACAATTTAACTGACGGTGAATTCAAGAGAAAATACGCAACTACAAAAGATACTTATGCTAAGCGTGTTGAAAAATACGGAGATCCTTATATGAATAGTCCACTTGCAAAAGTTGGAAAAGCTGTAGAAAAAGAAGCTCAGAAAAATGCAGCTAGATATTGGAGTAAGAAGAAATAATCATAGGAGGTAAATCCGATGCCTACATTCGGAGATAGGCTTTCACATGCGTGGAACGCCTTTTTAAATAGGGATCCAACTCCTAGTTTTGATTTTGGAGAGATCTCCTATCGTAACCCTGTTAATCTTCGACCAATTAAAGGAATCGAAAAGAGCATCGTTACATCAATTTACAATCGTTTGTCGATTGATGTAGCAGCTATTGCAATCAAACATGTAAAAGTCGATGAAAATGGCGGTTACATTGAAGACGTAGATTCGTATTTAAATGATTGCCTATCGATTGAGGCGAACAAAGACCAGACCTCCAGAGCATTTATGCAAGATGTAGTCCTTACAATGCTTGAAGAAGGCTGCGTTGCTGTAGTTCCGGTAGACACGACTACTAATCCAGAAGTCACAGGGTCTTATGACATTAAATCCATGCGAGTAGCACGGGTTTTGGAATGGGCTCCGGACAATATTCGGATACGAATTTACAACGACATCTTAGGAAAGTATGAAGAACTTTGGGTTCCTAAGAGAAATGCTGCTATAATTCAAAATCCATTCTATTCAATAATGAATGAACCGAACTCAACACTTCAAAGGTTGATTCGTAAACTTAGTTTATTGGATGGAGTGGACGAACAAAGCAGTTCCGGTAAGCTGGACCTTATCATTCAGTTACCATATGTAATCAAATCTGATGCTAGAAGACAACAAGCAGAGCAGCGACGAAAAGAAATTGAGATGCAGCTCGAAGGATCTAAGTATGGTATCGCTTATACAGATGGTACCGAAAAGATTGTACAACTCAATAGATCGCTTGAGAATAATCTACAGTCTCAAGTTGAGTATCTGACAAATCAAGTTTATGCTCAGTTAAGTATTAGCGAAGAAATTCTTAATGGCACTGCTGACGAGCAAAAAATGACTAACTATTACAATCAGACTATTGAACCATTAATCTCAGCTATCAGAGATGAATACTTTAGAAAGTTCTTAACAAAAACAGCCAGATCGCAAAATCAATCGATCTTATTCTTTAGAGAACCATTTAAGTTGGTTCCAGTTTCAAACATTGCAGAAATTGCCGATAAGTTTACAAGAAACGAAATTATGTCTCCAAATGAGATTCGACAAATCGTAGGTTTGAAACCAGATTCAGATCCTGAATCCAATAAACTTAGAAACAGGAACTTAAATAAGACTGCAGAACAAGAACAGGCGGATTTAGCAGATCAAGCTCAGGAACCAATGCTTCCTGAACAGGCTGCATCGTAGATTCGGAGGGAAAAATCAAAATGAAAAAGAATTACGATTTTTCTGGATGGGCTACTAGAAACGATTTGAAATGTGCAGATGGCAGAACAATTCGTAGAAATGCTTTTGCCGACCAGGATGGAAAGATTGTACCACTTGTATGGAACCACAATCACGGAGATCTTGATGAAGTCATTGGGCATGCTCTTTTAGAGAATAGACCCGAAGGAGTTTACACATATGGTTTCTTCAATGATACGGAAAAAGGTAGAAATGCAAGAAGCCTGGTGACTCATGGAGACATTACCTCCTTATCTATCTGTGCAAACAAATTGAAACAGGACGGCGGAAACGTCTTACATGGAATTATTAGAGAAGTAAGTTTGGTTCTAGCCGGTGCTAATCCAGGAGCTTACATCGATACTGTTATGGCTCATGCCGATGGCACCGATGAAGAAGCAATTATTTATACCGGTGAGTACCTTAGACATGCATACCCGGATGACGAAGTTGAAGTCCCAGAAGAAGAGCATGAGGATACTAAGGAAGAAACCGTAGAACATGCAGAAGATGTCGACAGCGCAAAAGCTGAACCTGCTGCAGAAAAACCAGAAGAAAAGGGAGACAAAAACATGGCTGAAGAAGCAAAAAACACTGAAAAGACTGTTCAGGAAGTCATTGATACTATGACTGAGGAACAGAAGAACGTCATGTACGCGCTTGTCGGCATGGCCGCTGAAAATGGTAATAAATCCGATGATGAAGGAGATGAAGAAATGGATCACAACTTATTTAGCAGAGATGAAGAAGATGAAATGATCGAGCACGCAATGAAGATCGATGAGGCTGTTGCGGATGCTAAGAAATACGGATCAATGAAAGAGTCTTTCCTGGAGCATGGTATCACAAATGTTGAATACCTCTTCCCGGAAGCAAAGGATGTCACCGATAAGCCGACTTGGATCAAGAGAGACACAGACTGGGTTCAGCAGATCATGAGCGGTGTTCATCACACTCCGTTCTCAAGAATTAAATCCATGCATGCCGATCTGACTGAAGAAGAAGCACGTGCAAAGGGTTATATTAAGGGCCATTTGAAGAAAGAAGAAGTCTTCAAGCTCTTAAAGAGAACCACGACTCCGCAGACTGTTTACAAGAAACAGAAGATGGATCGCGATGATGTAATTGATATTACTGATTTCGACGTAGTCGCATGGCTGAAGTCTGAAATGAGAATGATGCTGGACGAGGAATTAGCTCGTGCATTTGTCTTCGGTGATGGCCGTGACGGTTCTTCCGATGACAAGATCAACGAACTTAATATTCGTCCGATCATTTCTGATGAAAAGCTCTATACAAAGCATTACACGGTAGCTGCTGGTGCAGATGATGATGCTACAACCAGAAATGTCATTAAGGCTGTCATCAAGAACCGTAAGGATTATAAGGGTTCTGCAAAACCGGTTGCCATCATGGGTGCTGACTTCTTATCTGACTGCTTACTGCTTGAAGATGGCTTCAATCATGCTCTTTATGAAGATGAAGAAAAGCTTGCTAAGAAGCTCAGAGTTACCAAGATCATCGAAGTTCCTGATGAAGTTACTCCGACCGGTTTCTATTGCATGATCGTTAACCTCGGTGATTATAATGTAGGTGCTGACAAGGGCGGTGCAGTCAACATGTTCGATGACTTCGATATTGACTACAATGCTCAGAAGTATTTGATCGAAACTCGTTGCTCTGGTGCACTTGTTACACCATTTGCAGCTCAGGTCTTCAAGGCTGCTGATTCTATTCCTCAGGCTGAAGACTCTGAATTCATTAAAGACTAGTCAATATGGCTAAGTGGTATGGACAGATCGGCTTTGCCGAAACGCGTGAAACTGATCTTGACGAATGGACCGAGGTGATTGTTGAGAGACCTTATCCTGGTGATATTCTCTCAAACTCAAGGTCTATGCCTAGTGGAAGTGAAATTAATAATGACATTACCATAAGCAATAAGATCAGTTTTATCACTGATCCATACGCAAGAGAAAACTTTCACAATATTCGATATGCAACCTTCATGGGTACTAGATGGCGTGTAACAAGCATTGACGTCCAGTACCCAAGGTTGAATATTACACTTGGAGGCGTTTGGACGGATGAGAGATAGAAAAGAATTATCCCCAATTCTCCATGAAATTATGCAGTCAAAATACGACAAATATAAAGTCTATTGGCAGCAGCCTACAGGTGCAAAAATGGTGTATCCTTGTTTAATTTATAGCCAGGACACAATTAACACAGATCATGCAGATAACACGGCATATCGTAATCTGCGTTTATATTCAATAACACTGATCGGTAAAGAATCTGATAACGATGATGTCGTAGAGAAGATATTGGCTCTGCCTTATTGCTCTTACGATCGTCGTTTTATTAATGATAATCTTTATCACGACGTTTTTAATCTGTACTTTTAATGGAGGAAATATTTAATGCCTGAAAGAATTGTTTGGGATCAAGTCGGTCAGAAAATTTATGAGACCGGTATTGATCAGGGTGTATTATACATCCCTAACGACAGTGGCGCTTACGTAAATGGCGTTGCTTGGAATGGCCTCTTAGGTTTCGATGAGAACCCATCTGGCGCTGAAGCTACTAAACTTTGGGCTGATAACATTAACTATGCAACTATGTTCTCAGCTGAAGAGTATGGTGGCACGATCAGAGCTTATACTTATCCGGATGAATTCGAGCAGTGCGATGGTTCTTCTGAACTCGTAGCAGGTGCTTCTGTTCGTCAGCAGGAAAGAAAAGTCTTTGGTTTCTGCTATAGAACTAAAGTTGGTAATGATGTTGCTGGTGACGACTTTGGCTATAAACTGCATTTAGTTTATGGTTGCAAAGCTTCTCCATCTGCTCAGACTCATGATACTGTAAATGACTCACCGGCAGCAGTTGAATTTTCTTGGGAAGTTTCTTGTACACCGGTTCCTGTTACAGGTTTCAAACCGACTTGTGTTGTAGAAATTGACTCAACTAAGTTTAAAGATGCCAACAAGAGTAAATTAACAGCTCTGGAAAATGTTCTTTACGGTAGTTCAGAAGCTGCTGCAAGACTTCCTTTACCGGACGAAATTAAGAATGATATCTTAAAGTAATTTAACTAAAGGCCTCTGAAAAACGGGGCCTTTTCTTTTTTAGAAAGGAGACAACATGTTAAAGAAAACAATTACATTTGAAGATTACGATGGAAATGAAAGAACTGAAGATTGCTATTTCAATCTAAATGAAGCCGAATTGACCGAATTAAGACTTTCCAGAAGCGGCGGTATCGAAAAGATGCTTGAACGAATTGTTAAGGAACAGGATGCTCCAACAATTATTGCTACTGTTAAGGAAATCATTCTTAAAGCATATGGCAAGAAATCCGATGATGGCAGAGTGTTCCTAAAATCCCCTGAAATTTCTCATGAATTCGAATGCACTGAAGCATTCAATGTCTTATTTATGGAGATTTGCAAGAGCCCGGAATCTGCTTCAAATTTCTTTAATGCTTTATTACCGGCTAAGCTTCAGAAAGCTATAGCAGAAGAAGAGGCTAAGCAGAAAGCTGCAGCCAATGCTCAAAATTAGGATTCCTAGAAGAGAACAGTTTAACGAAGATACAAATCAGTTCTTTTACTATCCTGATCGTGATATAGATCTGCAATTAGAGCATTCATTGTTGTCAGTTTCAAAATGGGAATCAAAATGGCACAAACCATTCCTTTCTTCTAAGGATGATTTTACTCAGGAGGAGCTTACGGATTACATTCGGTGCATGACATTAAATACTGTTAATGATACGAAAGTCTATAATTATCTTACTTCTGAAAATATTAAAGCTATTTCTGATTACATTGGGGATCCAATGACTGCCACTACATTCAGAAATGACGGAAACAAAAAAAGCCGAGAGATTATTACAAGTGAAATCATCTATTATTGGATGGTGTCTTTTCAGATACCTTTTGAATGTCAAAAATGGCATTTAAATAGACTAATAACTTTGATTCGAGTTTGTTCCGAAAAGAACGCCCCACAGAAAAAGATGAAAACAAATGACGTAATCTCTAGAAATAGAGCACTTAACAGAGCTCGAAGACAACAACTTCATTCGAGAGGTTAAATTATGATCAGAGTTAGTGTTAAGGGAGACTTTAAGAAAACAAATAGTTTTTTAGAACGAGCTGCCAATTTATTTAAACTTGGTATACTCGACAAATATGGTCGGAGAGGTGTTGATGCTTTGCGTGCAGCAACTCCAAGAGACACCGGTGAAACTGCAAACTCATGGTATTACAGAGTTGTAAGAAATAGAAGAGGCGTGGCTATTGAATGGCTAAACTCATCTGAAAATGAAGGTGTTCCGATCGTAATACTTTTGCAATATGGACATGGATTTCAAAATGGTGGTTTTTATGAAGGTCTAGACTTTATTAATCCTGCTATGAGACCTGTGTTCGAGCAAATAGCAGATGATGCATGGAAGGAGTTGACGAATGGCTAGAACTATTGATGAACGTATCGTTCAAATGACATTTAACAATCAAGAGTTTGAACGTAGAGCCAATACTACCATTTCAACTCTAGGAAAATTAGCAGATGCATTAAACCCACTAAGACTTACAAAATCTATGGACGGACTTGAAAAAGCATCTAATGCAATAGATTTTAGTGGTGTAACAAATGCGATCTATAATGTGAATCAAGGGTTTAACGCTTTAGAACAAATTGCTACTGGTGTATGCCGTAGAATTGGTGAAGCTATAGGTTTCTATATTATTAATGGTATGAATAAAGTCAAAAGTACTTTCAATTCAATGACCATTGATCAAATAGGTGCCGGATTTCAAAAGTATAATGATTTAACTTCATCTGTTCAAACTCTTGTTAACTCTACTGGAAAAGGCGTAGGTGAAATTGATAAGTATTTAAAGCGTTTAATGTGGTATTCTGATGAAACGTCATTTGGCTTCACGGATATGACAAAGGCTTTAGGCACAATGGTTTCATCTGGTGGCGATATCGATAAATTAATACCTATGCTTATGGGTATTGGTAATGCTACTGCCTATGCTGGTAAGGGCGCTACAGAATTCCAAAGGGTCATATACAATTTAAACCAATCGTATTCAAGTGGTGCTTTAAATACTATGGACTGGCGTTCAATAGAACTCGCCGGTGTTGATTCCAAAGTATTAAAAGAACAACTACTTGCTGCAGCTGTAAATTTAAAAACTATAAATAAAGAACAAGCCAAATTATCTAATTTTAAAGACTTACTTTCTAAAAAAGTCTTTAATAGGGAAGTCATGGAGCAAGCATTTACCAGTTTTGCTCAAATGACTATGGAAGCCGAGAAGTTAGTTCAATCCGGAGCCTATCAAACTGCATCCGAAGCGATTGAAGCATTGTCTGGTAAATATGATGAATTTGCCGAAAGAGCTTTTAAATCGGCACAGGAAGCAAAATCATTTAGAGAAGCTATCGAAGCTACTCAAGATGCTGTTTCTTCCGGGTGGATGCAGACTTTTCAGCTTATATTTGGTGACTATAATGAATCAAAAGCATTATGGACAGATTTAACAAATACATTCTGGGAGATATTTGCATCCGGTGCAGCTAGAAGAAATTCAATTCTCGGGGCATGGACAGATATTTGGGATAAAAGAGTAAACGCACCAGATATTAATTCTGCGGCAGATTATGAGGAATGGAAAAAAGTTACACCATATCTCACACAGACACAAGCATTATTGGACGCCATATCTCAGGCTGCTTTAGCAATTAGGGATTCTATTTCTGATACTTTTAGATCAGTTTTTCCGATTCATACATTTGTAAATGCTGATGGTGAAGCGGTTGAAGATTTTTCATTTGTTGCCAAGAAGATTTACGATACTATTGAGGGCATTCGTAAACTCTTTATTGACATAAAAGAAGTCGGTCTTAAAAGTGACTTTGCTGTTGCTCTTAGAAATGGATTTAGGGGTCTCTTAGAAGTAATTAAGACAATTACTGCTTATGTTAAAGTGTTTAATGAGTCTTTTATTAAACCTTTAGTAGAAAGGCTCAAGCCAGTTGCTGATCAACTTGTCAGTATTTTTAATAAGTTATCTAAAATCTTTATTAATACTGCTAGGCAAGCAAGATCTGATATGTCTCCATTCGAAAAGTTTTTGACGAATGTTTTAAACATAATTCAACCAATTATAGATTTAATTTCTAATTTATTAGACTGGATTAACAAATTACTCGATGGAATTTCTTCTATAAACGTTCTTGATGGTGTTTTTACAACGATCGGAAAAGTTGTTGAATTTGTTTCGAAATCGGTTCAAGGTGCAATTCCTGTATTTCAAACAATAGGCGGACTACTTAAAGGTGTATTTGAAAACATTAGAACCGAGATACAAAATTTTATTAATCAAGACGGCAGTAATGTTGCAAAAATAGCTGAAGGTGGTTTTTTAGGCTATTTAGCTTATGGCCTGTATGTTGCAATTAAAAAATTGCAAGGATTAGACATTAGCGGATTATTAACTAAGTTTAGTTTCCAGGGTTTAGCTGATTCTATAAAAGATGTATTTCAAAGTGTCGTCGATGGAATCAATAATCTTCTTGGTAGAGGCGGAAGTACTATTGGAAAGTTAAAGCAAATGGCTGATGCTTTGCTTGAATTGGCTGCAGCATTAGTAATATTGTCGCTTGCTGATAATGAAAAACTAATGAACAATTTAACTGGGCTTGCTTTTGCACTCGGTCAAGTTGTTGCTGTTATATGGGCACTAAATAAAATGTCATTTGCCAATAAATCTGCTGGAAGTGGAGCAAAAGGACTTAAAGGTTTCTTTGAAAATCTTGGCAATGGAATTAAAGACCTATTTAGACCTAATGATTTCAAAATAGCGATGAAAGCTGTAAAGACATTGGCATTTGTTGTTCTAGAACTGTCAATTGCATTAAAGATTTTATCTAGTATTGAACCTAAAGCGCTTACAGTGGCTATTATTGGACTAGGCTTTGTATTACTAGAATTGGTTGGGTTCATAAAACTGCTTTCTTTAGCAGCTAAAGGACTTGATGCAGGTAATATTAAATCTATTGGGAAAACGCTTACTAAACTCGGATTTGCAATGATCGAATTAGCTTTAGCTTTAAAGATCATGTCAACATTGAGCGGAAATGGCTTTACAACTGCGATGGCCTCAATGGGTCTTGCTTTAGCTGAAATTGCCGGATTCATTGTAATAGTATCAAGATTTGCTGGGGAGGGTTCTGCCGCAAAAATTGCAATGCTTGGTCCAACAATGATGGGCATAGGTTTCGCATTAATTGAAATAGCAGGAGCTATGAAATTACTTGCTTCTATCGATCAGGCTGGTAGCGATCGTGCTTTAGTATCGTTGTTTGGTGCGTTAGGAACAATAATGTTATTTACTTTAGCGATATCGAATTTTGCTAAAGGCGGCGCTGGATCATTTGTAGCAATTGCTGCAGGAATGTTGATAATGGCTACTGCAATTGGTGTACTTACTATTGCAATTGCTGGAATGGGAGCTTTAGGATGGGACACTATACTTAAAGGACTAAAAACGATGATCTCCATGACCGGCGCTCTTGCATTAATGGGCGTTGTATTAGGTATTCTTTCTCCAGCGTTCCTTTTAGCTTCTGTTGGAATGGTGGCATTTGGTGGTGCGTTAAATGTTTTGTCAGCAGCTATGCTAAAGGCAGTAACTGCTTTTGCAGCTTTCCAAATGATTGGTTCCGAATTCGGTGTAACAATAATTAAGGTATTAACTGATGCTTTTACCGCAATTATTGCTTTAATCCCATCATTCATAATTGGTATAGTCCAAGCAGTAATAGGTGTTGCTGGTGAATTAGTTAACTTAGTTGGGACATTAATTAATACGGTTTTAACTGCTATTAATCAACAGTTGCCAACAGTATTAACTAATATTATTACTTTTGTTACCACAATACTTACAGCATTGATTAATTCTATTGATCAATGGCTGCCATTACTTTTCGATTTAGCGTTCGGCTTGATAAATGGACTGATTACGCAGCTTAGACTAAATCTTCCAACACTACTCGAGAATCTTTTTGGCTTGCTCATTGATGCAATTAACGGCTTAGCGAACCTTATCAGATCCGGTGGTGGTGAACTTGGCGCTGCATTAGGCAATCTTGCCAGTGCTCTTATTGAAGGCATCTTCGGAGCAATTGGTGGACTTGTTGGTGGTTTAGCAGATGGTGTAGCTAGCATTGGTGAAGGCCTCTGGAACGGTGCTCAATCAATTTGGGGAGCTCTATTCGGAGGCGAAACCCAGACTGAAGAACAGACTGAAACCGGTGCCGCTATTGTCGATAATGTCACAACAGGTATGGACGAGAATAAACAAGTCGCATACGACAAGGCTGACGAAATCGGTTTTGAAACTGCCAAAGAAATGGAAGATGCAGACACTGCAAAGTCTTCTGGTAAAGACACTCTTGATGGTTTGGTCGAAGGATTACAAGACGAAGGTAAATTAGCAGAGATTTTCGAAGCTGGTAAACAAGCTGGTAAGATGTTTATGCTTGGTTACAACTCTGAGATGGATCAGCATTCACCTTCAAGAGAAATGATCAAGGAAGCCAAGTTCACTGTAGCGGGCTTAATCGAAGGTTTCAAAGACCTCTCAGATATAAGCAATGCAGGTGAAACTGTTGGTAAGGCTGTCTATAATTCTATTGCCTCAGCACTGTCTTTGGCGAACGAACTTATGGATGACGCCATGAATCCAACGATCACTCCGGTCGTCGATTTGTCTGAAATCAAAGCTAATAAAGATGCTTTAAATGGTCTTTTCGGATCAGATTTAGCATATGATGGCGCTTTGTCAATTTCTAATTTAAGAAATGCTAACGAAAATCAAAATGCCTACAAAAATAATAATCCGATAACAGTAAATGTAGATTTTACAGTTAACAATGCAGGTAGAGATTTGACTGAAGCCGATGTTATGAAGTTCTCTAAGCAGATCAGTAAAGAGGTAGATGTCCGCTTAGGCAAATTATTACGTATTTAGGAGGTTAATTTATGGGCTATAGAAAATTTAAGTTAGTAAATTCTCTTGACCAGGTATATGAATTA